AGTGTTTCACAAAGGTTTTCAGTGGTAATTTCAATGAGCGTACCTAAAACGTCAATACATTTTGTTGGGTATATTTTACCATCATTCCCGGTCATTGTTCCGGTTTCGCCCTCAGCAAGCGATGTATTTGATTTTATGGCACGTAAACAAAAGCCATAATTTTTATCATAGTTTGCAGTTTCGTGTCCTGATGGTATTTCAAATGTACCATTTAGCCCATTTTGTGATGAATATTCAGATGCAGACCATAATGACATATACGATGTTGCATCGTAAAATGTACCGTCAGCTAATCTAACCCCCAATGAATTGGTATTTATCACAGATGTATCTGATGTAATTGCGGTACATATATCAGCTAAAACTTGATATACTGGTATCTCCCATCCTGCCGGAGTTATATGACGTGCATCTGATGCAGCCCACCAATTATAACGATACCCGTCCTGAATCGTATAGTTATTAAATTCACGATCACAGACATAGATATTATATAACTTCCCTAAAAAGTTCTTGAATGACGTATGAAATCTTGAGTGTGTCGTTATCATCCCCGTGTCCTTAACCTGTTATTTTCTGCACGTTGCACAACTAATAGTAAAGTATCTCCACTTAATTCTGTTGTCAACACTAATTCACCATTCGCTCCGATCACCCCTGATTGATAGCCAGGATTACTATATCCACCGCCACCACTTCCGGCCATTCCTGATGTGTCAGGCCCCTTCGATGCAAGGTTGCTAATCACAGCCCCGATAGCAACAAGTGCGGCACCGGCTGCGATGGCTGCGTATGGGTTTGAAAATGCCTGTTCAAATGCGATTACCCCGACACCGTAAGCAATCATAGCCTCACCCATCTGTTTGACAAATTCGCCAATACTATTTAGAATTGATTTAAAGAATCCTTCAAGTGTCTGATCTCCTGTAATTAAATCACCTATACCCTGTGCGAATGTGCTGACAAAATTTGCCATAAAATCAGAGAATATTGCACCCATTTCCCGTACAAATTCTTCTGTTTTCATCTTAGCCTCTAACATGCCCTTGTTAAAGGTTTCAATGTCAACCGGAATGGGTATAGGTTCAATGTCCATGTCCTCAAACATCGACATATCAATCTTATCAGGATCGAACGTAAACAGGTTATCACCGACATTTGACGAGGCATCGATTAAGTCCTGTTGGATAAATTCCAACTTACGGGCCATATCTTTAGCGATCTCAACCTGTTCCGCTGCTTTCTTTTTAGCTTCCTCAATAGCGGCCTGTTCTTCTGCTGTTTTCTGAGCGGTTGCAGTCTTATTTATGTCGGCAATCTTTTCCAATGCCTCACGTGCTATATCAGCCTGACCTGCATAGTGCGAACGGTTTACTGCATCATCTTTGTCCTTTGCTTCTTTCCATAGCCGGTTGTATTCGGCTAATGACATTTCTAAGCCTTTTTGTATTCTATCCCGTCCGGCCTGATCAGCGTTTATGTAGTCGTTTATAGTCTTTTGTATTCCTGTTGCCGCCGTTCCTGTTGTTGCCTCAAATCCTTTGCCCGCCAACAGTTGAGCCATAGCAGCGATAAACGGGCCTATCTTTGAACCGATTGTTTCCTTTATCTCACCCCATGCTTTGTTTAGCTGCTGCAATCCCGAAGCTCCGGCCTTTGCCGCTTTTTCAGCCTGATTGCCGTAGCGTTCTGTAAACACAGCCATTATTTCATTAGCCTTTTCGGTCTTTGACATTGTGCTGTCAAGTTCAACACCGTAACGGCCTAATGCGTTAGTACCAGTCCCTATTGCCTTACCCGCCAAGTTAGCAGCCTGTGCCAAATCCATTCCGGTAGCTGTACTGAAATCCGCAATCAATGGTATTAAGTCCTTAATCTGAGACACCGACAATCCCATAACAGCCAGCATCTTCTGAGCCTGAACAATCGCATCGTCCTCAAATAGCGTGGTACGTTGTAAATCGCTCGCCTGTTGCAACAATGCTTCCTGCAAATCCTTGCGACCTTTTAAAGCCTGAAGCAATCCTGCATTTGCCTTTTCCTGTGCATCCCACGCCTTCAATGCAGCATCACCAAAGGCCACAATAGCCCCTACGCTGAATGCCGCTGCAATCGTCCCACCCAATGCACTAAACGCACCACCAAGTTTAGACGGAGCACGTCCGGCCTCGTCCATCCCTTTGTCAAACTTATCCTTTTTTAGTCCAAGTTCAGCGAAAAAATCTGCTATTTTAGGCATCGTATTTAGTTTTTATATTCCAGGCTTTTTTAATTCGCTGCCATTCTTCTTTACTGATAATCATCGGTTCAATCTGCTGATCAAATACACAGGCGTAAATGTCGCTTGGCTTGATTTTACGTGATCCTTTACCGGCAAAAGTATTTAACTGTGCAGCCATCAGGTTACGGGTGTAATCCCATCCCCTGTCGATCCGCACCCTATAACCTAAACAAGCCCGCTGATATTGTGACCATGTCATGTCGTAAAATTCAGCGGGCAGTAGTCCAAGTTCACCAAGTGCGAAATCTTCTATGTCTGCGAACTCACTTTTTTTTGACCGTTTCAGGTTCAGCCTGTGACTTCATCATGTCTTTGAAAGTCCGGCCCAATACCTTAGATTCAGCCAATGTCCGCATAATTAGTTTATAGGTTTCGTCATCGATCACATCGAGCCAGTCGAAAACTTTTTCAGGAACGAAATCAATGGGCTTATTTTCAACCAATGCAGCTTGTTTCAGACCTGCGTAAATAATATACCCGCTGAACTCAATCCAGTTGATCGATCCCATTTCATCAAGTGACTTGCCGGTTATCTGTGTAAAGATTTTCCATGCACCCATCCCGAATTTAATCGGACGGACTTCACCGCCAATTTCACATTCTATGTACCCGCTCAGTTTGTCCATACAATTACGATCCTGAAACTACGGTTTCCGTTGGTGTTCCTGTGTTCTGAATTTCGATAGAGTAACTGGTCAGCGTGTTTTTGTCACCCTGAATGTTTACGCTTGAAATCAGGCCGGTTCCAGTCCAATAGGTTTGCCCCGCAGCGGTCTGCCCGTACTTCCATGTAAAGGTATTGCCCTGCGTAAGGTTCGCCCATGCTTCGGAAACACCCTCAGCAGCATCGGGATCATACAACCCGCCAACTGACAGGTTAAGGTTCTTTTCACCGGCTACAAATTCTTTCCAACCCTGACTGTCGGCTGTTGTTGCATCCAGCATATCAGCGGTTGTGTTCATTGATCCGGTTGTGCGGCCTACAATCGCTACATTGTCGAATTGCAGTACCATTAATCTTCCATCTACTTCAGCCATTTTGTTATGTATTAAAGGTTAATAATCAAATCAAATTTGTTACTTCAAATGTCGCACCCTGAAATATCGTACCATCCAAAGCCAATAAGCCGGATGTAATTGCCATTTTAACCACGTCACCGGAAGCAATCGGATAGGTAAATGTAAACCTTAACTCAGTAGGCGAAGTAAGTGCAATTGAATTAATATTAACGTAATCACTATTAATCCATATTGCATAACTGCTTAGCGTGTCTTCAGAATCCATTGCCTTTGAAAATGTCACAACCAACGCTGTTGTAACTGTTGCTATTGCCGAAACAATAACAGGATTTGCTGTATCTGTTGCCGGGTCTGTTTCTGAAATCTGTAAACTAAACCGCATTAACTTGCGGACAATATAACCTGAATCGCTATCCTCGTCGATGTAGTTACTGTTCAGTATCGTTGTTTTAACGATCTGATAAGTACCTAAATCACGGTACGGAGTGTCGCATAGTGCGGTCAATACTGCATTACCTATCGTATCGGCTTCTTTGCGACCTCCTGATATTGTCGGATAACCTGTAACAATATCAAGTAACAGTTCTACGTCCCAAATAGTACGATCAGCCGTGAACATATCAGAGCCGGATATATCAGAAATGTGAATGTATGGCCATGCAGCACCTTCAGGAACACGGTCATAAACCGTTGCACCTAATGACAAGGTTTGCAGCATTGTTCTCAGTTCAGCGTCCGGGCTTGTCATCTGGTTTCCTCCTGGTTCATTATTGT